TAAAACAGCAGATGAGCTCGACCAGCACTGGGTTATTAAGCACGCAGCAGATAGACAACAATATATCTGTCAAGGTCAATCTGTTAACATCTTCTTCCCGGCTGGCGCCAATAAATCCTACGTCAATTCCGTCCACCTCATGGCTTATTCCTCTGGGCTTAAGGGATTATACTACCTTAGAACAGAAGCTAAATCCAGGGCTGAGAATGTTTCCGAAAAGGTGGAGCGTGTCGCACTACAGGACGATACTCGAACGTTGGTATATGGGAAAGACGATTGCCCATATTGTGCTAGGGCTAAAGAGGAACTTTCCCTCCGTGGAATACCTTTTGACTACATCAACCTTACGGAGTTGGGAAAGACTGCCGCTGAGGTCACGGGGCGTAAAGAAGCTAAAACCGTCCCGCAAATCTACGTAGAAGGTAAGTACGTAGGTGGTTATAATGAATTGATGGAATATCTAAATAAACCCATAACAATCGAAGAAGGCGACGAATGCCTAGCATGCGAAGGATAATAAATGCTAACACAGATTTCACAGACTTACAAGCCGTTCTTGTATCCATGGGCTGTAGAGCTAACTAAAAAGCACGAGGAAGTACATTGGATCGAGGACGAAGCAGAACTTTCTGAGGATGTACAAGATTGGAAGACTAAACTTTCAAATGATGAAAAAGAATTTATTACACACATTCTAAGATTGTTCACACAGTCTGATGTACAGGTTGGCGAGAATTATCACGAACTGCTTATTCCTAAATTTAAGAATAATGAAGTTAGGAATATGCTGTCTTCCTTCGCGGCTCGCGAAGGCGTGCACCAGCGTGCGTACGCGCTTCTAAATGATACACTTGGATTACCTGATGAAGAATATCATAAGTTCCTAGAGTATAAGGAAATGGCTGATAAGATTGATTTTATGTCGCAGGGTAATATCAATAATCATACTGGTCTTGCATTAGCATTGGCTCAATCAGTGTTTAACGAAGGTATGTCATTGTTTGCTTCGTTTGTTATGCTACTGAACTTCCAACGGTTTGGTAAGATGAAAGGTATGGGTACGATCGTTGAATGGTCTATCCGTGACGAAACATTACATGTACAGGGTAACGCTAAACTATTCCGTGAGTTCTGTGAAGAGCAAAAACGTATTGTAAATGATGAACTAAAATCTAAGATCTATCAGATGGCAAAAGATGCCGTTACCCTAGAGAATAAGTTTGTTGATCTAGCCTTTAAGAATAACGATGTCCAAGGATTGACTAAAGACGAGGTCAAGACTTATATTAAGTATGTTGCTGATAGACGTCTTCTCCAATTAGGCTTGAAGACTAAGTTCAATCAAAAAGATAATCCATTACCCTGGCTTGATTGGGTTTTAAATGGCGCATCGCACGATAACTTCTTTGAAAAACGAGTTACTGAATATTCTGTAGTTGGTATGGAAGGCGAATGGGGCTGGGATAAAGTAGCATGAGGATATACTCTATCGAGTGTGACCACTGCGAATCCGAGACCAGAATAATCACTAAAAGAATAAAAGACGAACCTGAGTTCTGCCCGATGTGTGGGACAGAAGCATATGTAGAGATATTCGACGAAGAAGACTCTGATGAATGATCTATAAATATTCCTATAGTAATGAATAGGATATGTTTATGTGGCACTTCGAAGGAAAAGAATATAACCCAACTGAGGAAGAATTAAAAGACTGGGTTGGATTTGTTTATATTATAACCGATAAATCTACTGACAAGATGTACGTTGGTAAAAAATTATTCTGGTCAAAAAAGACATTACCACCACTCAAAGGTAAAAAGCAAAAGCGTCGGAAAACTGTTCCTTCGGACTGGCAGACTTATTATGGATCATCCGATACAGTAAAGCAACTACTACTTGAGCATGGACCAGAAAATTTCTATAGGGAAATATTATATTTTTGTAGGTCTAAAGGCGAGATGGGATATTTAGAAGCTAAAGAACAATTTGATCGAAATGTCCTACTCGATGATAGATATTATAATGGCATTATTAACTGCAGGATTCACAGATCCCACGTCGGAAGACTGAAAGAAGGAAATGTTTAAATGAAAAAAATTCTATTAATATCATCAGTAGCTATAACTCTTAGCGGATGTGTATCTAATCAAACTAGTGGAACAGTGATCGGTGCTACCGCCGGGGGGTTATTGGGTAATACTGTTGATGGAAAATTCAAAACAGCTGCAACTATTGTTGGAGCAGCCATTGGTGGAATGGCTGGCGGTGAAGTAGGTAAAACCATGGACAAAGCTAAAGAGGTTGAAGCTAAATTACCTTAAAAAAATTAAAAAAAAGTTAAAAAAAGTGCATTTTTTTCCTTAAAGGGGGTTTACAAATCAATTGAAAACCCTTATATTAGTACTATAAACAAAGAAGGAAAAAAGATGAAAACGTATAAACTATATCAAATCCGCCTCACCGACCAAGAGGTTGATATGGTCAATGATCTAGGCCACGGCTCAGTACCTAAGCAGGTAGCTAAGCTTAACATGCACTTCGCGGAAAACCTCCACGAGCTTGCAACAGAAGCTTTCGACGCTGGCTACTACACGCACGTAGCTAACATTCAAGCAGCAAACCTAGATAACGCTTTCTTCATCGGTAACCACTGTAAAGAAGCTGGAATTGAACACCTAGATATGATGGCTTCTCCATCAGTAGGCGACGTTTTCGTTGATGAGAATGACTTCTTCTACGTCATCGACCACTTCGGCTTTACGCTAATGGCTCAGCCTTCCAAGCTACCAGTAGCAATAAAAGCTCCTACTTCACTCGCAGGCGCAAGGATGACATCATGAGCTACGTACCATATAACTTCACCTCTTATGAAGAGATCCCTGAAAACACCGTTGATTATATCCTCACCGTATCAGATGCGGATTATATCACAGACTGTACGTTAGAGGAGATCAACGACTTCCTTAATAATCTTGAGGAAGTCAATCAATGGATAAATAAAGGTGACTATAAATGTATGCCGAGGTGGGGAGAATAAGGTGGAAATAATCTTTGCTAACAGTGTTTCTAAACACAAGCAAGATTTAATCACTCGTGCGGCAAATTTTACAAAACGTGAGTTATTTCCCAGAACTAAAGATGTCATAGTAGAATTTACTATAATCAAAAACCTCAATGAGCACGAAGGGGTTTATGGTGACGTGTTCGAATCAGATTACCGTTGGTATGACATTCGCTTAGATGCTGAACTGGATGATATAGATTTAATTTGTACTGTTATCCATGAGATGGTACACGTCAAGCAATATGCTAAGAAAGAGATGAAGCAATTAGATGGATTTAAAACTCGTTATAATCGTAAAGTCTATGATAAAGATATAAACTATGAGGATCGTCCATGGGAACAGGAAGCGATCGATCTAGAGAATCTGTTGTATTTGGAATTTGTAGCAGAAGAAGCTACAGAAAATAAATGGTATAAATAGATCTAGATCGTAAAGGAGATCTAACATGATCGTAAGAAAAACCGAAGTACATACCGTTACTATTACAACGGACTACAATGTTCCAGATGAAGCGATTGCTGAGGCATATACTGATAATTCTGGGTTTATTGCAGCATTATCGGATCCAGCAACATCAGGAGCTGCAAAAACTTTCGCTCAGGGATACGTTGGTGAACGCTCTACAGTTTGGGATAAAGAGGGTAAGGGTACCTATGACATTATCTGGGGTTATCAGGTAGACATTGAAGAAGCTCTCTAAGGGGTTTACAACTAAGTTGGATTATGATATAGTAATCACCTAATGAAGGAGATTAGTATGGATAAAATGAAGGCGAAAATCTTAAAAAAACTAGCTTTAGATATGGTCACAGCTATAGCTGTTATCTTGCTTATGGGTTGGTTCATTATCCTATGATTATTATAGATTATAATGGTATTGCTATTGGCAATATTGTAGCCCAGAAAATGGCGGTGGACGAAGATCTAATCCGTCATATGATCTTAAACTCTATCCGAATGTATAAGCAGAAGTTTAAGGAATACGGTGACGTAGTTGTCGTAGCTGATGCTGGTGGCAATTGGCGTAAAGATGTATTTCCTGAATACAAAGCTAAGCGCAAGAAATCCCGTGATCAGTCTAGCTTGGATTGGGATGAAGTGTTCCGTATCACTAATATGGTACGTGAAGAGATTAAAGAAAATTTCCCATATAAGGTTATGCATGTTTGGGGGTGTGAAGCAGATGACGTGATTGCTCAGTTAGTGTTCCGCTCACAAGAGATGGGTAACTATGAAAGGATCATGATAATATCTGCGGACCATGACTTCAAGCAGCTTCAGAAGTTTGATAACGTTAATCAGTTTTCACCCATGACAAAGAAGCTAGTTAAAGAAGATAATCCACGACTTTATCTCCAAGAGCACATACTTAAAGGCGATAATGGCGACGGCGTACCAAATGTGTTGTCAGATGACAAGGTCTTCTTAGAGGAACGTAAACAGAACGTTCTATCTGCTAAGAAGAAACAAACACTGTTAGATGATCCACAATCTATGGGTGAAGACGTATATCGCAATTATCAACGTAACCAACGCATGGTAGATTTGTCTTTTTGTCCGAAAGAGATTACGGATACAATCCTCGAAGAGTTCGAGACACAAGATCCTTGGCATAATAAGGGTAAAGTATTCCCATACCTTGTATCTAAGCGGTGCAGATTGCTGGTAGAGGTTGTCCAGGAATTTTTATAATGCACGTAAACTCCATAAATTTGGATATCACCAACCGATGTTTATTACAATGTTCTAAATGTTCCAGGACATTAAACATGGGCCTTACAAAGCAAGGTGGTGATATCTCTTTGGAATCTATGCACAAGATCTGTGAATACTACTCACGTATAGGTTTCTGTGGGCAGAGAGGAGATGCGATCTATCACCCGAAGTTTATAGAGATATTAAAAATATGTAATCAATATGGCGTATATGTTGAAATTAGTACTAATGGCACAGGTAAATCCCCAGAGTGGTTTAAAGAAGCTGCTTTAATAAATCCAAATTACAGATGGGTATTTGCTTTAGATGGGTTACCTGGCGAATCTCATTTATATAGAGTTAATCAAGATGGAGAACAAGTCTTTAGAATAATGAAATATCTCTGTAAGCTTGGTGTAAAGGTTATTTGGCAATATATAGCATTTAGATATAATGAAAATCATATAATTCGCGCATCTCAGTTAGCAAAAAAATATGGTATCGATTTCCATTTACAGGTATCATCAAGGTGGGATGGTCCCGATGATCCGTTAAGACCCTTAAATCCTAAACTGTGGCAACCCCGTCCTAAATATGAAAGACCATATGATGTTAAAACCTAAGTGCATACCATCAAAAGAAGATCATTTATTAGCTCGGGGAATGACTAATCTAGGTTGGGTATTACCCTGTTGTTATGCTGACGGGAAGGATGTTCAGAAAGACTTTGCAG